CCATTCAAATCTGAACGGACCGCAGCCCCCGTTCCGTTGGCTACCACTCCATCGGCTTGTGCCACGAGTCTCTAAACAGACAGTGCCCTTATCTTACGGCGCCTTGCCATATCCCACCGCGCTGTAAGTAAAGTTGCGGTCAACGTTGCTGCCGCCTGAATCCAGCACATCAAGATCAAAGCCAGTGCCCGTCACGTTGCTGACATTGACCCGCTCGCCAGCGCCAAGGTTCTGCACAGTGATGCCAACACTTGGCAAAAAGGCATTTGTGCCACCCAGCGAACCAGTCCCTGTGAAAAATGCCTTATCAAACGTCACAGCCTTAGTGCTAGTGCCAGAAGCAATGGCAGCGTTGCTGTTGTCCTGCCGCCGTTGGAATGTGGCTACATACCCCAGCTCGTCAATCAGGATGTTTTGAGCAATGTCATTGCTGTTCAGTTCTGCTTTGAACTGGAAAGCTCGGGCTTGGAATGTGCCATTGACGAACTCACGCCATGCTGTGTAAGTCGGGGATCCTGACGGGTCATCTGGCGTTGATCTCATATAGAGCTTCGCATTGACAGCATCAGCATTTGTGCCGTCAAAATCGTTCCAAGTGTCGATTAGCGCAGTGCGTGCATCAATCGTGTCATTAGGGAAGAAAGCTCGCGTCACAAACCGCCTGGTAAGATCAAGCGAGAAAACACCGCCCAAATCAAGAGTGCTAGCAAACTCATATTCAGCAGATGACAAAATATCGCCAAGAGTGTCAAACGAATTGATTGCGTCAAAATCTGTTATTGAATCTATGTCTTCATCACCATCAATGATCAACGCGTCAAAGCCTTCGTCATAAAAACAATCAGTTTTGTTGCCTTGGAACGGTGGACTGTCTTGATCTTCTCGCCGTGCTTGAACAATCAAGCGTCCCAAAGTGTCTGGGAAATCAACCAGCACGCTGGTGGCGTTCGTGCTCTTGTTGCCTAGATCGTCCTCAAACTTGACGAGGATCTCCCCTTCAACCAGCGGGACAATCGCCTCTGTTGAGCTGCCTGCAACAGCAGGAATTAGGTCAACAGAGTTGGGCCAAGTTGCCGAACCATCAGTAAGATTGCTATGCCTGATATGAACAAAACCGTTTACTTTAACGTCTAAATCAACAGTCTGATCCCACCGCAAGCGAGCACTGTTAGCGTTAATTGGTTCAATCGACAGATTCTGCACATCACCAGGCACTTGCGTCTTGCCAACCAATGCGAATGTTGCAGAAGCCGTTTGACTTTGCTTGCCTAAGGTGCTGACAGCGCGGATCTGAACAGTTAATGTTCCAGCCCTGAGCGCACGCAAAGTGATCGAAGGGTTTGAAGTATCAAGACGAGTGAAATTATCGTTATCAATTTTGTATTGAATACGGAACTCGTTTAAGTTGAGCCTGTCGTGCTGCCAACTCAAATCAAAGCCAGTGTGTACTGTCCCGCCCTCTTGATATAGAAACTCCGTCCCAGTGAGATTTTCGGCGGGATTAGGGGTAAGCGTAAGATTGCTAATATCTCGCGTGGTTAGCGCAATGTCTCGCTCAACAAAATCATAGATTGACTCGTTGTAAGCGACAGCAGTGACACCAATAGTCCCATCATCTCCCTCAGCAACAGAGACAACGCGATACTGCTGTGACTGAATATCTGTGGTTTGGATCAGGTAAATAGCTTGGGCTTCTGGGGCCTGACTAAAAGCATTGCTAACAGTAATTGCAGCGCCTGAAATGCTGCTGATAGTTTTTGTTTCAACCAAGCCTGTCGGCAGCAACACTGACAGCGTTGGGCTATTTGACAGGTTCACAGACAGATCAGTGTCACTGTCAATGGTTACAACGGTTGTTGTTGCAGAGCTAACTCTGCCGCTGCGACGTGTACCAGCACGCAACGGATCAGCAATGTCGATAACGATGCCAGGAGTAACAACAATGCCGGCATCGATAGAAACAGTAAATGTGACTGTTTCCGTTAGCAACCTTTCACTAGCCAGCAACCATTTGCCAAGCCTGTGCGCTTGGCCTTGGCTATAACAACCCATCGCCTTTATATCTTTGTTGTTGATGCCATACTTCGCTACGGCCTCATGATCCTCAACATATTCATATTCAACGCCACCAAGCGTGTCATAGCTTTGCCAAGCAACCGTCGCGCAGGTGTGCCGCGTTTTCTCTGCTGACCCGCTATAGGTAAACAAACCATCAACAACGTTGCTAGGACCGAGCAAGTATTGCGAGTCAGCAGGCTTGTCTTGACGCAGAACAAGTGAGCCAGCACCGTAATAACTAATGCCTCTGAAGACAGAGGTCAACGTTTGAATAACGTTGTAAACCTCGTCGCGCGTGTTCAACAACAGGTTGAGGCTGAATCGTGGTTCTTGTCCGCCTTTGCCATCACTAACAAGCTCGTTGCAATAACGGCTAATTTCATAGAAGTCGAATACATCGAGCGTGGATTCTGGAACGCCGCACCCATAGCGAGTGTCTGTAAGTAAATCAAATAAACACCAAGCGGGATCTGAGGTCCATGTGGCCGCAGACAGCGAACCGTTGAAAAGTCCTGAGTATGTGATCCGCCCCAAATGTGTTGTGGTGTCCACAGACGCATTGTGCGGAATCCTAACCTTCGATCCTCGGATTAAATACTTGCGGCGTGGGATATTTTGAAACTGTTTTGCGCTAAACCGCAGGCCCGCTAAAGCAGTGTTTGGGTAAGCAAGTTTCTCGTCTTGAATCTCTGTAAAACTGCTCCAAAATGTTTTGTTTTGCTTTTTATTACTTGTTTCGTCCGCACTTGTGCGAATTACGCGCATATCGACAGGGAAGTTGCCGGTAAGCTCAATAACATAATCACGCTGATACCGGCTGCTGCTTTTGCCGCTGATGGTGTCAGTAAGAACGGTGTTAAAACCACCGCCATCGTATTGAAGTTGAATTTTTATGTTGACAGAATTGCCAACAATGTCGCCATCATCCTCAATCAACTGGAGCGATGGAATTGTAATTGTAAAGCGAACGCGATCAATGTCTGAATCAGTAATTGACCGTGTAACTGATGACGCGTTTGTTACCTCAACATTAACGGCTTTTTCATTCTGAGTAGCGCCTGAAGGGTTATAGATATATGGCTGGCCTTGCGTGCCAAATGCTAAAGCAACCGCAAAGTTGTCAAAGTTGATAGAACCGTCATCGTTTTGAATCGGCGTGTCATCTAGAAAAATACTTTTTGCGCCATCATCTAAACCCTGAATTTCACCTTCGCAAAGCAACTCCAAAATGCTTACAAACTGTTCTGACTTGAGACTGTCATCCTGCTCAATCGGAGTTCGAGTGCTACTAGCACGGCTGCCACCGCCACCACCCTTGCCAGCACCTTTAATCAGCTTTTTATCAGTCATGTTCAGAGACCAAAGAATTCAATCGCAATACCGTACTTTTTGCGCATACTCACCGGGATGCCTTGCAGCAATGGGTGCGTAGTTGTAACAGCAGAGTGATCGACATCAAAACCGCTGCTGATCACGGCTGAGCCAACAACAACACGTCCATAGGCTATTGGAACCGCTAAGCCCTGCTGGGTGGTGTTTGTAATCCCGCTAAAACTGAAGTTTTCAATCCGATTCGCCTCTTTTTGCTCAATCCCTGGCTGGGGAGTTGGAGAAATCATTTGCGCAATTCCGCCCAGCAATAAACTGCTACCAACCAATGCGACGCCATAGCTGACAGCCCCCATAGTCGTTCCAAAAAATGTCGCTGAACCTAGCGCCGCGCCAAGAGTAGGGACTAAGAACGATGTGGCGATTAACAAGCCTCCAAAGATCGCTCGTCCAAGCCCACCAGATCCAGCAACCACAGGCGTAATGCTAAAAACCTCACGCTCTGACCAAGGCAAGCCCAGCACGCTCATGTCATCAGGCGTTGCCTCTTGCTTGCCGACCCTGACCCGATAGCCAACGCCATCCTGTTCACTATCAACAAGCCACTTGTCTAGGCCAGGGAAATTGACGCACAGCGCCTTAATCGCTTGTGCTGGTGTTGCCACGTTCAGCTCAAAACGGCACTGGCCTAGTCGTTCTCTCAGAGCGCCGTAGACCTTAACGACTTTCATGCCTGTACCCGCACACGGCGCTCTTCGCATAATATCCGCCGAAAACCTCACGGGTCGATAGTCGGCCTTGGATGTGATGGAGAATTTGCTGATCGCCTAGATAGATCGAGGCATGATTTGGCAACGGGGATACAAGCTGCATCAATATCAGGTCTCCAGGCTGCACATCTTGCACAGGTATAGGGTGAAAGCCCTCGTTAGGAAGGTTGTCCACATACATGTTTTCTCCCCGCAGCCAAAACCCATCGCGACGGTCATAATCGCGCAATGCCACCCCAAACTCTCGTTGGTAGTAGTCCCGGACCAAGCTCCAGCAATCGACAATGCCGAAAACAAACTCACGCCCGACATACTGCAGCTCAAAGCCTTCAGGCTCGCAGTAGCCCCATCCCTCAGTGTTTGGATTAACAATGAACCAAGGCAAGCCAGACTTCTCGCAGGCAACACGATCAGCCTCTGACGGCCTTGGATTGGTCACTGGATGACTGTGAACGACTGCCACTACCTCGCCCTTTTCCTCAACCTCATGCCAGCCGTCAAGCACAAAATGCTCATCCGGCGTCTGAGCGATGTTGCGACAAGGAAAGTACCGCCTCCGACCTTTTACAACTGCGATTAAACCGCAGCATTCCAGTGGGAACTCATCCTTAGCGTGCTGCAGGATGTCCGCCTTCATGGCGTCAGTCAGTTTCATCGTGTCAGACCAGCTCCAGGGAAGGATCCAAACGGCAGCGTTCCGTTTTCGCCAAACCGCAGCTTGCAAGATGCAAGACGCTTACCGCACACATCCTGAGCCAACGTACTAACGCTGTTGCCATTCACGTCAAAGTAGTTGCTGCCGGTGTAACTGCACTCACTGCTCCTATAGATCCATTGGCAGGTGTTAGCCACAATCTGCCGCTTAGGCAGTTTCTGTCCGGCAAGGTCAAATTCACTAGCCAGTTCAAAAACAACAACGTCGCGGGTCTCTGTTGCCTTGCGGTTGATGCGCCAAATCTCCGTGGGGAACCTGGCGTTAGGGTCAGCCGTTGATTCACCGTCTAGGTAACGCTTCAAGGTGCGGATCCGCTTGACCGTTGCGCCCGTCAAATCGTTGCCTGTTGTTGTGGCATTGACCAGCGCCAGCAGCGTGGTCATGGTCCCGTCCAGGTTGGCGATGCTTAGCGTCGGTTGCGGAAGCGTGCCGCCGGAGCGCATCTCAAAACCATCAGCCTGAACAGGGAAGCGCGTATAAGCGTTGCCATCAAACACGATGTTGCCGGTCACGTTGGCATTGGTGCCGGCGTGAAACCGATAAACGTCAGAGCTGCCGTGCAGCGTGCTGTCTAAGTGCAGCTCAAACAGCTCGATGATCGCGCTGGGCGCAAGGACAGAAACGTCCTCGTAAACGCTGCTGATCGCAGTCCAAACAACAGTGTTGTCAGTAATCGTGCTGCCAATGTCCGTTGGCCAGCTCGGTTCACTGCTGGCTGACGTACCAGCTGTTGTGCAGCGAAACCACAGGCCACTAGCTTGACTTGTAGTGGCTCTGCGTATATCACCAACAGAAAAAGCGGTGCTGGCTGCCCAGGCTGCAACTGCTGTCATTACGGCTCAAATACTTGGCGGAAAGTGGCATTGATTGTTGCCAAGTTTGCGTATGGAATCGTCTTTGTCCAGCTGGGGCACACCCATTTGTAAGAAGTGGACGATCCTGGGGGTGTCCAGTCAAAAGATGCGTTATCAGCCGCACGCGCATCTAGGAACGTCTCGATAGTGTCTGAATCTGTTTCAGATATGTTCTGAAACGTCAGCGTCCATTCTTTTGGATTTTGGTTTAAGCCATATGTCAGTCGTTTTTCAAATCCATCCCCAAAGCGCACTGTTCTAACGCTTGGTGCGCTGTTCTTCTGCGCGTTGTAGTCAGGGTCAATAGAAGGAAAAGTTGCCATGATCAGACCGTTGCAAGCAGACCGCCAGGACGCTTCTGCTTCAAGATTTCAGCTTGAACAGCAGCGCCGATGGCTTTGCCTAGCTGTGAAGCTTGTGCGCTGTCGCCTTGCACTGAAGAACCTGAAGCATCAACACTGACGTTTACGGTAGTCGCTCCACCGCCTGCAGCCTCAACACCAAGGCGACCGCCACGCCCGCGACGCAGCGGCATGATCGCCTCAGGGCCTGCTTCTCCCATCAGGCCCATACCATTAGCCATGGGAAACAGCGTTGGCTTGTTTACAACGCCGCCATAGGCAAATGGCACAACTTTATTCTGAGCGAAAACGTTGCCTTTGGCGCTCCCTAAGAATGGGAAAATAGATTTAATGCCCATGTTGAAAAACAAAGACGCAGCCTGATTCAAAACCCCACTTAAAACGCTTCCAAGCGATTTGCCTTGAAGTATTGCCTGATTAAGGCCATCGACTAAACCGCTTTTTATAGACGTGCCAATATCCGTGAGGGTTTGCTCGGTTTTTGTCAGCTTGTTTCTGTTTTCATCAAAGGCGTCACCCATAGCTTTTACAACATCAAGCCGCTCAAGCGTGTAACTAGTAAGCAAATTGCTTTGCTCAAGCTCAAGATTGTTGCCTGTAATGCCTTTCTCTTTTAATTCCTGAATTGCAAGGTCATAACCTAAATCGACTTCTTTCAATCTGTTTCCTGCAAGCCTTGCAGTGTTGATCTCTTTTGTTAAACGCAGAACCTCAGCAGAAACTTGTTTTGGTGTTGTGCCTGCGGCTGTTCCTGCGCCCCGCGTTCTTCCTGTGCCTCCAGAATCAATTCCAACAGGCGTAAAACCTCCGGTGCTGCGCTGGAAGTAGCTGGCCCCAGCCTCTGAAGAGCCAAACAAAACTTTTTGCTGCGCTTGCATGTCCTTGAAGAACTGCGAGCGGGTGTCCTCTAAGCCAACCTGAGCAACGTTCAGAGCCTCGCCGAACTTGCCCTGTCTGACAAGGTTTGCAATGCTGACCAAGTCAGTCAAGACTCTTGTGAAGAACCTCATCGACTGAACGAGACCTAAAACAACCGCGCCAACACCACGCACGCCAACCTCAATGGTCTTGAACAATGGGCCAAAATCAGTGCCGCTGTCAAACAGATCACTGAACACCTCAAGGATGGCGTTTAATGCAGGCAGCAGTGCGTCAGCCAACTGCATCCTGAAGCCTTCAAATTGAATCTGCAGGATTGATATTTGATCGTTGAAATACTCTGCATTCTGAGCAAAGTTCTCGCTGGTCTCGTAGTTGAAACGCTCAAGCGCCTCAGTACCTCCATTCAGCAACGTGATCAGCTTTGACCCTGACCGGCCAAAGATGTCCATGGCAATGGCTGCCTTTTCAGGCCCGTTCGGCAAGTCAGCAAACTTGTCCGCAATTTCACCAAGTAACTGATCAGAAGGCTTCAAATTGCCGTCTGCTTTCTTGACGCTCAGCCCGAGCCTTGCGTATGCCTCTGAGTAGGTTTTAACGCCATCAGCGGCCTCGCCCTGCGTGCGGGCCAACGTGCGCAAACCTGTCTCAAGATCGCTTTGACTAACGTCAGCCAACTTGCCTGCGTTGGCGTATGCCTGCAGCTTGTCTGCCGCAATCCCTGTCCTGGTGCTGAGCTTGCCAAAAGCATCAGCTGAATCAATCGCACCTTTTACAAAGGCGCTAAAACCTGCAACAGCAGCAGCAGCAAACAACGCCTTGAACGCGCTGCCAACGCCACGCACAGCCATGCCAAGGTTCTTGGCCTTGCCCTCAACCCCCTGCATGGAGTTGCCAAGGC